AGCCCGCGTCCCGCCAATGCCGCCGATCGCCGCCTCGGATGCCCCGCGCGCCGCCATGTCCCGGGCATAGTTGCGGTCCATCCCGGCCAGTGTCGTATCCACCACGTCATCGGTGTACTCGGACATGTACTGATCGCCACCAATCGACTTGCGCGCCTCGTCCAGAAGCGCCTGGCTCTGATTGCCCTCACGCAACATGCGATCGACAGCCGCCGTCTCGCTGTTCGACATGCCGGCAATCTGCTGCGGGTTCTTCGACAGCCACTCGGCAACCTTGGAGGAACTGTCCAGGAGCGCGCTACCCGTGGCCGCGTCGTCCTTGTAGTAGTCCATCGCCCAGTCCGGCAGGCCGGAATACGGGTCAGTCTTCTGCGTGGTGGTCTGCGGCTTGCCTTCACCCATCCGTCTTCTCCATCCCTCAGGCGCGCGCCGTGCAATACCCGATGCGCTCGTTCCTGGTCCGGAAGAACAGCGCGCGCTGCCCCTCCTTCATGCCAGCATCAGACGTCATGACGCGATAGACCTCGCGCCCTATACGGATCGCAGGCACACCAGGCATCCCTACGATGTGGATCACCCAGGGCAACGGTCCGTCCTCGAAAAACGCGGAAGATCGCAATCCCACATGCGGCGGCGACAAGGGGCGGCACCAGATCACGAAGGCCCTGCCATCACAGAGCAGCCGGGCTTTTCCTGCAGCAACGGCCGGATGCAGGACCCGGCCGTTCCAATCGTCCGACTGAAGCGCGGCATAGGCAGGCTGCGAGCCGAGGATCGCGAGGATCGCCTCCGCCACATCCATGCCTGATCCCGCGTCCAGCATCAGTCGCCCGCCACCGCAGCATCGTCGAGCGGGAAGCCCTCGATGCCGACGCTCGCCTGCCCCAAGGTCGCGGCTACGCCGCGCAGGGCGATGGGGCGGTCACGGCCATAACTGCGCGCCGGAGTGACAGCCGTCACCTCGCCGGGAACCACCGCCGCCGCCGCCCGGAGGATGACCTCGGGCAGGCCACGGAAGGCAGGCAGCACCACGGCCACCGTGCCGCCCGAAGGCGCGATGATGCCGAGGGTGTTGGTGACGAGGAAGTTGGCCGGCAGCATGCCGATCACCACATCGTTCGCGCCCAGATCGACCGCCCGGCACTGGATCACGCCACGCAGCGTCATGCGAGCGATGTTCTTGGGCAGTCCTGCCGCGTCCGGAACGGAGCCGGGACGACCGCAGGTCGTCCGCATCAGGCCCTGGAAGGTATTGCGTGCCATGGTTCAGGCCCTCCGCTTGATGAAGAAGTTGATGTGCCCGTTCAGGGCAAGGTAGATCGACCGCACCTCGAGGTCATCCGGCAGCTGATCCCAGGGATCAGGCTTGAAGGCCAGCGCCTGCTCGTAGGTAGACAGCTCCATCTCGGGAACCTCCGGCTCAGCCGGGGGGTCAATGGTGGTCTCGCCTGTCGTCGGCTCGACCGGCAGGCCCGCCTGATCCGTCGCGGGTGCCTCCTTCGTCGTCGGGGTTTTCGCCATTCTCTCCCTCCTCTTGGTTCGGCCCAAAGGCCGTGGGATGCGGTGAGCATATCATCGCTTGCCGGAAACGTCAGCCTCCACGTCAACAGGGGCAAAGGCGATGTGCGTGCGGATGTCCTTGGCCGCCAGAACCAGCTGGATGACCTTCCCCCCGGCCCTCAACTCGCGCAGCATCTGCCCCATCGGCCGCTGGTCAAAGTCCAGGACAGGATCCTCGGCCAGGTCCAGCTTGCCGTAGCTCTGCACCGCCACATAGAGCTGGTCAACGCCAGGCTCCGCTCCTGGAATGGTGGCAGTCGTGTGCGAAACGACGATGTTGCGGGTCCGAAGGCTCTCAAGCGTGGTGTCGCTGGGCGCGATCCAGTTCGTCATCAGGAAGAACGAGAACGGCTCCGGCAGGACAGGAGCTGCCCTGGAGGGGATGACCGGAAACACACGCGGGTCCTTGAACGGCACCGGAGGATGAAACGGGGCAGGAGGGTTCTTCGGCATCGTGATGCTGGACAACAGCGCCTCTCGAATGTCGTAGAAGTAGACCTGCCCCGACTGATCCAGACCGATCGTGGGCCGATCCCCGTGCGCGTCCGTCATCGAGATGCGGTCAAGCGCGAAGGAGTACCAGGCATCCTCCATGTAGTTGTAGACCAGCTCGCGGAAGAAGCCGTCCTTGTCCGGATAGTGCAGGATCACCTCGCCGTTCTCGATGTCCGAGGACATGAAGCACAGGTCCAGGTCCTCGTCCGAGATGATCTCCGTGCTGACGTGCCGCATCGGGTTCATCACCTGGCGGCCGCCGCCTCCGTCGAAGAAGTTCAGCGTGCGCGTCTGGTCGAACCACCACAGGCGACCGTCACTCTCCACCCAGGCGTGGCTCGACAGGATCCCGCGCAAGGAGACGACCGACTTCGTGAAGACGTAGAGGTCGTTGCGTGGCGCAAGCAGGATGGCACGCGTGTCCGTCCAGACCATGAAACCGAACTGCGTTGAAGCCCCGCCCCTGATCTCGCTACCCTCGTCGAGCAGGAACTCACCCGAGGCGTTCAGATCGCTCGGCGTCCAGTCCTCGAACCCGAACGGACCTCCCGGCCCGCCCGACGACGAAGGGTCAGTGCGCCTGGCTGACCAGCGGACGACCATCTTCGGGCTGTCGCCCGCGAAGCCGTCCGTCCCCGCCTGGATCAGGATGCCCGCCACGATGCCACCACCCATCGACCCTTCGGGCGCATTGGGCAGCAGGGTGACAGTCAGCGTCTCCCGGTTGACCACATAGGTCTTGCCGTTGAAGTTCGACCGCCCGCAGATGACTTCGGTCTCCGTCGCGGCAAACCACCAGCGCCCGTACCCTCCCGCCAGGGGCGTGGGCACCGTGACGCGAACACCGTTATCCCACCGCAGGATCGTCAGCTGGTCACCGTGGCCAAGCATCAGGAAGTTGGCATCGCCGTAGAGCGTTGCGGTCTTCTCGACCGCGGGAAACACCACTGGCTCACCCGTGTCCCGGGCATAGGCCTTGATGTAGAGGCCGATGGTTTCAGGCATGCCCATCCGGAAGCGGATGTTCTCGCCGTAGAACCAGAACGGCTCGGGAGCGACAGGCGGCAGGTCGGTGCGGTAACCCGGCGGGCAAGCGACCTTCATCTGTCCTCACTCCGCCGGCAGCTGCTGGCCTGCATCATGCGTGGGCGTGACATCCTTGGCAAGCCGACCCCACGAAGGCAGGTGATCGCGCCCCAGCGCGGCGGGCTTGATGTTGTTGGCCTCAGCCATCGCCTCGACCTCCTCGCGCAGCTTGCGAAGCTCGACGATGCCTGACAGCACCGAGTGCCGGGCCAGCGCCTCCTGCACAAACTTCAGCTGATCGAAGGTCATGTCACCCTCGATCGCCAAGAGCAGCACCTGCTTCGAGATCTGCGCCACGTCATCGAGTGTCTCAAGAGCCTGGACCAGCGGGGCCATCAGCCCCTTCGGCATCCGGTTGCCATGCTCCTCAGCCAGGCGCTCGATGATCCACCGGCTGGTGGGCACGTCGCCCTTCTTCAGCGCCTTGGCTACGTTCGTGTGCGCCTGGCCAAGCATCTCGTCGAGCTTGTTCCTGACGCGCATCGTCTTGCCCGGGCTGTCGGTCCTGCCCTTCGGGCGACCGCCCTTCGGCGGAGGGTTCGAGCCATCCGGCCCGGTCCATGACTTTGCGGGTTTGGGGTTTGCCATCGTGTCACCCTGCCTTGCGAAGCTGAACCACGTTCCTCGCACGGAAGAGCGCGGTCAAGACCGCCGGCACATCGAGCGCAGGCCACTCGGCGATCAGATGCTCGCGCCAGTCATCGCCCGTCGTGTGAGGGCCGATCATCCGCACCCTGCCGTTCGGACTGCCAACCAGGTAGGCGCAGGGAACACCGGCCGCATCGAGGCCCTGGCCGAAGGCAGGCTGTCCCTTGCGAAGGTCGGGCTTGGCGTTCGGGCCTGCAACCTTCAGCTCCATCCATGCCTGACCCCAGCCGCGGTGCGCGAGGAAGGTGTCGTAGGTTCCGAGGTTCCCGCTCGCATCCTCGATCCGGCGGACGAACCAGCCGGTTGGCATGCCTCTGCGGATCTGCGCCCAGAACTCAGCCTCTTTCACCGCCTGCCCTCGCGCGCCTGCTTCTTGTCGCTCAGCTTGCGCTGCACCTTGCCCAGCTTGGTGCCAATGCCGTCGAGCCGCTTCTTGCCAGCCTTCGTCTCGGAGGACAGCCGGTCAGCCTTGGCGATCAGGGCCTTCATGTCAGGCTTGCCAGTGCTGCCAGCCATCACTTGGATACTTTCGGCTTGGCCTGAACCTTCGGCTTGGGCTTCTTGACCGGAAGCAGCGACATCACCTTGCCCATACCCTTCCCGGACAGAGAGAGCGCGCCCTTCGTCAGCTTGCTGGTCATCACTTGCCCGCCTTCAACTTGCCAGACTTGCCGTAAAGTTTGTCCCCGATGCCGGTGAGGGCTTTGGTGGTCCTCACCATTTTATCAACTTTTGCCCGGCGTGCTGCCTTCACAGACGCATCGTAACCGGACAAAGCCAGTGCCGTTTTCGGGGCTGCCGCCTTCAGCACACCCATCGCGGTTGCATATCCCGGATCACCTTTCTTCGCCATCACTT